GCTACCATAGAAACCAACTTCACAGTGTTCCTTGCACCGTGAGCAAATATCACCCATAACAATCCGAGCATTGCAGCAATCACTAGTCATCTTCTTTCCTCTTTCTTTCTTCTCTTATATCGACATTCTACACGACCAAACTTTAGTTGTCAAGCCTAATCTTCTTTCCACGGATACGGCTCAACATAAGGCCCATAGTAATCGTGCAGATACTTGAATCTCTCATCATTACGATAGGCATAATCTTTGCGAAACTCATCAACCCTGCATTGATACAACACAAGATTAGTGATTTTATCATGGTAGTATTCTTTCACACCCTGTTTGGTGACCAGTTTAAAACAACCATCACCAAAATCAAGAATAGTACCCCATAAATCTTCACCATCATAGGTAAAGTTAATGGTATTACTAAGCCAAAACGGACTATACGGATTACTCATCTTTCTCTCTTTCTTCTACTTCTATTATCGACATTTTACCAGATACAACTTGAGAAATCAAGCGAAATCTTTTATTTTGTTCTAACTCCTTACTGGTAAAGAGTTTACGTCAAACGCGGGCGCGGCCTTGCAGCGTAAAGTCTTACGCCACAGGGCTTTAGATCACTTAGCCTTAGAGTCATTCATTTTCTTTAATGCTTCCACAATCATAGGGATTCCATAGAGCATTTTTCACCCCATAAGAAAAGTTGCGATACAACCACAGATAAACGCCACAGAGAGCACAATCTTATCCTTATTGGTCATTTTACTTCCTTAATGGAAAAACAAGATCACAAACAAGCCAAACACACACAGAACCAACAACAAGTCCCACACCGAAACTATTCCAGTCTATATAGATATCGGCCATCCTTGGCTCCCTTCTTTAAAGATTTATATCCAGAGTTTCCATAGCCCAGGAGATAAAACACCCTAGACCAATAATCCCGACAATCCCCACAAACCACAACAGGATTTCACTCATATCTGCACCATTCTACCTTTCCAAGTGTTTTCTGTCAAGAGCCGACTATCCTGCTGACTACAGCACCGTCAGCGAGCCGACTAGTTCGGCTGAGACAGGTGAATGGTCAATCCCTCGCACTGTTCCAGATAGCATGACCTATACTTACCCTCTTCGATCTTCACGATCATCAAATGTCCCTTGGGCTTGTCATACACTCGACGAACCTCACCCGCAAAGTCCTTACCATGATACTTGAAACTCACGTTGTCATGACGCACAGGAACCAGCACAGCATCGCTCATATCTTCTCCTCGTTGTTGAATACCACCAAGTCTACATCTATTATCGGCATTTGTCAAGGGTTGGCATTAGAAAAAAGTTTTTGTGCTAACTCGTTTGTCTACAAGAGTTTAGGAAAAAGGCGGGCGGCCGGCCTCGCCGCAAAGTCTTATGCGGCAAGGCTTTAGGCTCAGACGGGAGCAACCACCCAATCGGGGGTCACGATCATCCGATCCTCGAACGGAGTACCGTCGCTGAGGAACCATTCGTAGTTCTTCTGGTACACTCGCACCGGGCTATACTTGTTGATACGATCCTTCGTGGTGCTTGTATGCCAGCCGCCGCTATTGAGCATCACGCTATCATCCGGATAAATCACCACCACATTAGTACCATGCAGTTCGATGGCAACGCTACCATCGGCCTGAATGTATGCGTAGGTATTGTTGCCAATCTTACGCTGGCCCCGGTTACGCTTTCCGAGAACCATCTTAGTCGCTTGTGCGTGAGTCATGTTCTTTCCTTTGGGGTGATGTTCTTATATCGACATTATACAGTCTAGCCTTTAGGTGTCAACAAGAAAATAAAAGATTCTTGGGATTGTTCTAAGGTCTTGAATCTAAAGAGTTTGCGTCAAATGCGGGCGGCCCGCCTCGCCGCAAAGTGTTATGCGGCAAGGCTTTAGGCTCAATCGTCGTAACTTCCGTAGCCGTCATCACTATGGAAATCCTCACGATCATCATCGCCATAGTATCCGTAGTCCTCATCGGTTCCCCAGCCGCACGAACTCATGGCACTATCATGATCGCCATCCATACTATCATCGTAGTTATCATCCCATTGGTCGATCATTTCATCAGCGTCCAGATCATCGCCGTAGAAATCGTCATGGTCATCGTAGTTATAGTCCACGTTATCATCCTCATAAGAGTTATCGGGATCGAACAGGGGATCGGGGTGACTCATCTTATTATATCTTCTCAAAGAATAGGGGTATAACTAGTAAAGACAGAAACAGCTATTGTGAACGATACCACTAAAATCAAAATCATCTCTTTATCGTTTTGGTGCATCTTTTGCTTTCTATAAAAGGTAGTTTACCAGAAAGATAATCTCTGTCAAGCCTAAAAAACATTGGCCCAAAAAGGTTCATTTGGACACACATCGTCAACGATACCGACCACTTCTGCCCAATCCCAGTAGTTGATTTCCAGATCGGGATCGTCAATCGGTTCGATCATCGGCTCAAGAATACCCTGCTCCGCAAGGTCGGCCAGGATACCGTTCACATCGTCGAAGTCGTTGAGCATCGTCGTTCTCCGTTGGGGTGATGCACTGATTCTACAGAGTATTATCGGCTTGTCAACCCCCTTTTCTTGAAAAATCTTTTTTGTCGCAACTCTTTTGCTGATAAGAGTTTATGTCAAGCCGGGCCGGCCGCGTTCGCCGTAAAGTCTTACAGCGTAACGCTTTGCGTCAACCCCTCCATCCGAAGGGGGAAAGTTCCTCGCCGCAGGCCAGAATCGCAGCATACTGCTCGGCCAAAGCGGCCTTGCGTTCGGACGAACCGGGCTTGCCAACAGGTACGATCATGGTATCTTCACCCCCATTGTAGCGGGGGTCAACCTTTTCAGGCTTGTTCTTGCTTCCTTTGCGGAGAGCCTTGCGGTTGAACTTGTGAACCTTTTCGCTGTGGATCGGGCCGTACACACCATCGGCAAGTGATGGCTGATGCCGTGTTGCCATTCCGAGAAAGCACATGCGAGCCTGTCGCTTGGCATCTTCGATGATCTTGAACTTAGTGGCCATTGTCGTTTTCCTCTTGGTGGTAGTGATGAACGTATTTTACAGAAACTTTTTTACCGCGTCAACCCCTCTAGCGAAGGGTGGTCAGTCCCTTGAAGTGAGAGAAAAGAAGAATCAAATCCCTGCCAGGATACTTGTCGTCGATATACTTCTGTGCAGTCATTTTCCGATTGTCGGTAGAGCCAACGAACTGCACGACCGCACCATTCTCATCGACCACCTTCCACACCTTTTTCTGTACGATCTTAGGAAGGCTACTGATGAAGTCGTTGATATGAGTTGCTTTTTCCATTTTTTTCTCTCTTTCTTTCTTATATCGACATTATACCATGGTATTCTTGAGCGTCAAGCAAAAAGTTTCCTTAAAAGATCGTAAGGTTCGTAAGTCGTTGATGCGTAAGAGTTTACGAAAAACGCGGCCGGCCCGCCTCGCCGCAAAGTCTTATGCGACAAGGCTTTAGGTCACGTTGCGTGAATGAAAACCTTTTCGCTCGTGGTCTGATTCGTGATGGTCACGATCCAGTTACGACCACTACCATCCTCACGCATGATAGCATTGACAAGGCCAGCGTATACCCTGCCCTTCGGATCTATCACACTAGTATACTTGCCAGCGATCATAGACGCGAAGATAGTGTTGAGGCTGTTCTTTCGATTAGCATAAGCAGTGCCAAACATTTCTTTTTCCTTTGTGGTGATGAATCTATTTTACAGAAATCTTTTTGTTTGTCAATCCCCTCTTAAGGGCGAGCCTAGTTGCTCATCCATGACGCTACCGTAGAGAGATCATCGGCCATTTCGACCGTCGATCCATCGGCCAGACGAACATTCCACACGTTACCTTCATCAAAGTGCCAGCCAACGATCACACCAGAAACACTATCTACAACCACCTTATCGCCAATCTGGAACATCTTGCATTCTCCTCTTTCTCTCTTACTCTTATATCGACATTATACCATACCCATCTTGAGTGTCAACAAAAAAGTTTCCTTACAATACCGTAAGGTTCGCAAGTGCTTACAGGGTAAGAGTTTACAGCAAACGTGACCGCCCCGGCTCGACGTAAAGTCTTTAGCCATAAGGGTTTAGGTTCAACCGATCCTTTCGGCCATAACCTTTCCAGCCTTGAACCGCACCACCCTACGCTCCCCGATCATCACACTCTCGCCCGTTCGCGGATTGCGAGCCTTGCGAGGAGCAGTCACCTTTACAGTGAACACGCCGAAGTTTCGCAGTTCGATACGTCCCGTTGTAGCGAGCGTTTCGATCATGCTGTCAAGCGTAGCCTGCACAATCTCACGAGCCTGATCGCCCGTCACGCCAACCTTCTCCGCGATACCCTCAACCATGCTTCGCTTCGTTCCAACCATTGCTATCTTCTCCAGTGGTGTGATGCTCAGATTATACCTAATCTTTTTCAGTCTGTCAATCCCCCCTTATATGGGGATCATGAGACGCCCATCCACGATGCCTTTTCCATACAGAAGTTATAGAACATATCGTTCAATACTTCTTCGTAGTTGCTGTCCGTAAGCCTACGTCGATCCATCGTAGCGTCACACTCAGCAAACAGCCTACCATCTGGCGTGAACAGTAGCACCACATTGTACGTTTCGCTACCCCAGATAGCCTTGAGAACATCATTCACTTTGTTCTTATCCATCATACCCTCTCTTTCTTTCCCTTATATCGACATTATATCATACTTTTCTTGAGACTTCAATAGGATTTTTGCTGAAAGTTTCGTAAGGTTCATAAATCCTTATGCGACAAGAGTTTACGGCAAACGCGGCCGCCAACGCTCGATGTAAAGTCTTATGGTACAAGAGTTTACATCAAAGGGGGTTTTTTCATTTCCACTGACTCCCAATAAAAAACCGATAAAAGCCCCCGGTGGTCTAGACAAAACTCCAACCTTATAAACTAATTGGCCAGTTTAATAGCCATTTTCCACAAACTTATAAAAAAAAGCAAGCACCAAATTGATGCTTGCCTCTTTTCAAACTATGATTCATTAATTATGCTAATAGTTATATTTTACCCATTGATTATTATAGTAACCATAGTTTATTACGGAGGGATAATAATTGTATCTATAAGTATTATAGATTACAGGAACATATATTAGCCTATTTTCCACAGTTGTTATCATCCTATTCTCCTGCACAATCACAGGAACATAAAATACATTATTTGAAACTTGATACGATGGAACTATTGGTTGTTGATACGCATATGCTACTGGCTGAGAATAATGCTGAAAATAATCACAAGAATACGCAATATTACAGCTAATAATACAAAATACAAAAAATAATAAATTTTTCATATCAACTATCATTTGCAACAGAAACATCATTAATAACAGGATTCTTCCTTGGACGGCCCCTTGGCTTATTAATTCCTATTTTTCTTCTTTGGCGACGAATCATAGCTGTTGATACAGTTTCACCCGTCATACTGCTTAATTTTGCGGCCAATGCCCCATCACTATACGCATTAAGATTATCTTTAATATACTGAAGTTCAGTGGCTGTCCATTTTTTATATGTTTTCATAAATTAGTTCCTTTTGACAAAAAGTGTACTTTAACTATAATATATTAGATCAAACTTCATCAAAGGCAAGAAAAAATGACTAATGAACCTATAATTCCTTCTGTTTTAACAGTCAAATCTATTGGAGTAGATGTTTCAAATGATCTTAAAATTGATCAAACCAAAAGTATTGCACAATGCTTATATGACCAAAATAATACAACAAAGATAATATCTAGTGAAAAAAAACAACAAGAAGAAAATAATAAAGAAGAAGAATAAAGATAACTTATATGGTGTTAATGAACAAGACTTTTTAAATGTTATAGATATAATAACAAAAAAATTGGCCTATAAATTTAAATTTGGATATCATGATATTGATGATATGCGCCAACAAATAACCATATTTGCTATTGAAGGATTAAAAAATTACGATCATAATAGGCCCCTAGAAAATTTTCTATGGACCCACGTTCGTAACAGATTATTTAATTACAAAAGAGACAACTATCAACGACCCAACAAACCCTGCTTAACTTGTCCTTTTTATGATCAGTATTTAAAAAATAGTAATAGTAATTGTTCAAAATATAAAAATAAAAATGATTGTGATCTATTCTATAAATGGTTAAATCGTAATACTAATAAAAAAAATCTTATGCATCTAACAACAATAGATGATATTAAAGATTATGGTAACGTATTTGAAACCCCCACCGACTCTGCTCAAGATGTTGCAGTTAAAGAGATTCTAGAAAAGATAGAAGATAAACTTAATGGAGAATTAAGAGAAATTTATCTTAAACTTAAAAATGGAGTAAGAGTTAATAAAGCTGATTCTGACAAATTATTTAATCATATTAAAAACGACATATTAGATAGTAATAACGATGAGTAAAAAACGCGGACAACTAAGTTTAGAAGAAGAAAAATTTATCAAAGATAATATTGATTCTTTAACTATAGAACAGATGGCCACCCACTTAAATCGTAACGAAAGTCCCGTTAAACGTTACATAATTGAAAATCAACTTTATATTAATGATGATACTAAAAACGAATATAATACACTGAAACAAAAGCTTCATAGTAAAACATTCTGGAAAGAAATTTCTCGTCAATTTGATAGTGAGAGTGGGGAATTAGAATATTTTGAAGAAATATGGATAAATTTAATCAAACAATTTCGAGAAGATGTTTTGCCCGCCGAAGAACTTCAGATTAAACAATTTATCACCATAGATATTCTTATTAACCGAAGCATGAAAGAAAGAAAACGTCATATTAGTGAAACTGAAAAATTACAAAAGCTTGTTGATAAAGAATATGAAAAACCTGAAGATCAAAGAGATATTAATAGATTAACCAATTTAGAAAATCAGCTTAGTTTCGCACGAAATAGTGTGGCAAGCTATACAAATGAATATACTAAATTATTATCCGAGTATCAAAAAATTAGTAAAGATCTTAAGGCCACCCGTGAACAACGAATCAAAAGAATAGAAGACGGAAAAAGTAGCTGGGTAGGTTTGATACGAATGCTAGAAGAAGAAGATGTTAGGGAGAAAGAAGGAAGGGAAATGGCCATTTTAAGCATGGCAACAGACAAGGCTCGCTCTCAATTATATAATTATCATGAATATCAAGATAATAAAGTAGATATTCCAATATTAAATGATGAAAGTATAACATCAAGAGATGACCATGAGAAACTATAATGATCCACAATATAAACAATGGAGAAAATTAATCAAAACACGAGACCACAATACTTGTCAGTGGCCCAATTGTAATAGTCGTAAAAAAATTCACGCCCATCATATTAATAAGTGGGCCGATTTTCCCGGCTTAAGATATCATCCTCTTAATGGTATTTGTCTCTGCAAAATTCATCATGATTATATTAAAAATAACGAAGAATCATACGTTGGTTTTTTTCAACAACTATTAATGAATAAACAAAATCAATTTAAAAAATAATATGGCTACTAATCCATTTACTATTATTATCGATACTAGAGAACAACATCCCTGGGAGTTCCCAGAATTTGCTGTTGCTAATAAAAAGTTAGATACTGGGGACTATAGTATAGAAGGATTAGAAAATATTTTCACCATAGAAAGAAAAAGAAGCGTTAGTGAAATTGCTGGAAATATAACTGAAAAAAGATTCATAAATGAGATGGAACGAATGGTGGAATATAGGCATAAATTTATCCTTATGGAATTTACATTAAACAGTCTATTAGACTATCCGGTGGGATCAACAGTGCCAAGAAGACTATGGAATAATTTAAAAATTACTGGTAAATATATTTTAAAATCTTTAACAGAGATTAGTATTAAATATAATGTTCATATTATTTATTGTGGAAGTACAGATAATGCAGAAGAAGTGGCCTTATGTATAATGAAAAGAATGGCGGAAACATATGGCAAACAATAATGTAAAGCTTTATCAAGATGCATGGTTAGGTCTTGGTGATCTTGATAGTCTCGTTATACCAAATAATCCTATGATTGGTCGCTCAAAGATCGATATAGAAAGACCAGATCTGCATCTTTTAAGACTATTAAGAGATCCTAAATATATGGGAACAACAGTTAAACTCTTATTTAATATAGAACTACATCCTATACAAGTTGTTCTTCTTCAGGAATTTTGGGACCGTCCATTTCCTATGTTCGTTGCAACCCGTGGTTTTGGTAAAAGCTTTATCTTAGCGCTATATTCTTTATTAAAATGTATTTTTGTTCCTGGTACAAAGATAGTAATAGTAGGTTCCGCTTTTAGGCAGAGTAAAATTATTTTTGAATATATGGAAAATATTTGGAATAATAGCCCAGTTTTAAGAAGTATCTTTAGTGGTAATAATGATGGTCCAAGAAGAGATGTTGACCGATGCACTATAAGATTAGGAGATAGTTGGACGATTGCTGTACCACTAGGAACAGGAGAAAAAATCAGAGGTTTACGTGCTCATATTATTATTGCTGACGAATTTGCTTCAATATCTCCAGAAATTTATGAAACAGTAGTTTCTGGTTTCGCTGCTGTAAGCGCCAGTCCTATTCAGAATGTTAAAGAAGAAGCTCGTAAACAAGCTATGAAAGATAGTGGATTATGGAGTGAAGAATTAGAAGTTTTACAAACTAAAAAAAATAATCAAGCAATAATTGCTGGAACAGCAGACTATAGTTTTAAACATTTTGCTAGTTATTGGAAAAGATATAAAAGCATAATAGAAAGTAAAGGAGATAAGCATAAACTAGAGGAATTATTTAAGGGTGAGGTTCCAGATAGCTTTAACTGGAAAGACTATAGCATTATTCGTATTCCTTATGAATTAGTTCCAAAAGGATTTATGGATGATAAACAAGTATCTCGTTCTAAAGCTACAATACATACTGGCATATATAATATGGAATATGCTGCGTGTTTCACAGAAGATAGTGATGGATTTTTTAAACGTAGTTTAATTGAAAGTTGTGTCTGTAGCGAAAGTAAACCAGTTATTATTAATGACAAACCAATATTTTTTGATGTTTCAACATCAGGTAAACCAGATTTACAATATGTATATGGTGTGGATCCAGCATCGGAAAAAGATAATTTTAGTATAGTTATACTAGAATTACATCCGGATCATAATCGAGTAGTTTACTGTTGGACCACTAATCGTAATAATTTCAAAGAACGTCAAAAAACTGGATTAGTATTAGAGCATGATTTTTATGGATTCTGTGCTAGAAAAATAAGAAATTTAATGAAAACATTTCCTTGTGCTAAATTAGGCATGGATGCTCAAGGAGGCGGAGTAGCAATCGAAGAAGTGTTACATGATCCATCAAAACTAGATGTTGGTGAAAATCTAATATGGCCAATTATCGAAAATAAAGAAAAAGATACTGATCATGAATCAGGATTACATATACTTGAATTAGTTCAATTCGCCAGAGCAGATTGGACAGCTCAGGCTAATCATGGTTTAAGAAAAGACTTAGAAGATAAACTACTTATTTTTCCCAGATTCGATCAATTGAGTTTAGCTTTAGCTTTAGATAAAGAAAATAAAGACATAATGGAAACATCTTTTGATAATCTATATGATAGTGAGAGTGAACTTATTCTAGAAATCGAAGAACTAAAAAATGAATTGACAACTATAGTAATGACACAAACTAGCTCCGCCGGAGGAGCCAGAGATCGCTGGGATACTCCTGAAGTTAAATTACCAAATGGTAAGAAGGGTAAATTAAGAAAAGACCGATATAGTGCTTTAGTAATAGCAAATATGTTAGCGAGACAAATAAATAGAGCATCAGAACCATTAAATTATGACGTCATAGGTTCTAATCTAAGAGATAAAGGAATGAAACAGTCAGGAAATATGTATAAAGGACCAAATTGGTTTACCGAAGGAGCAAACGATAATATATATAAAGGAGTTTACAGATAGCTTGGTGTAATTTACTATAAATCTATCACAATACTAATACAATACTATTATGCCAAGAAAAAAGACCAAAAACGAAGTTATACAAGACGCTAGTCCACTAAAACCTGAAGAAGCTTACATAACATGGTCAGATGATTTGACCGATAAAAGAGAAGCTTTTAAAGAAATTGGCAAAAGCTTAGATGAATATGGATTAATAGATAAAGCCGTAGCTAATCAAAGTCGATATAGACTAGATTTTTCTAATTTAACAGGAGATACTAGCAGTCGCCCAGGATTAACTCGTAGCGATTATGATTACTTTCGACCAGAAGAAAGCATACCAACTCAACTTAAGTTAATTTTTAGAAAAGCATCTGTTATCTATGACAGAGTAGGATTAGTTAAAAATGTTATAGATCTTATGTCTGATTTTGCCAGTCAAGGAATAAGACCGGTTCATCCTAATAAAAGAATAGAAAGATTCTATCGTAATTGGTTTGATAAGGTTAATGGAGAAGATCGTAGTGAAAGATTTCTTAATAATTTATATAAAGTTGGAAATGTTGTTATAAATAAACAGACAGCTAAAATTAGTCTTAAGGTTGCAGATAGTTTATATAAAGCAGTTGCCGAAGCTGATTTTTCTATAGATAGTGAAGGATCAAAAATAGAAAAAAGAGAAATACCATGGAAATATACTTTTATAGATCCAGTATATGTTGATGTTATTGGTGGCTCATTATCTTCTTTTGTTGGAAATAAAACATATGCTATATCTTTACCAGCAGCTTTAAGAAAAGTTATTAATAATCCCAAGAATGAATCAGAACAAGCAATTATAAATCAATTACCATCTCAAGTAATTGAAGCAGCTAAAAGTAAAAAACAATATCCTCTAGATCCTAATAAAACATTAGTATTTCATTATAAAAAAGATGATTGGCAAACTTGGGCATATCCTATGATATATGCTATTATGGATGATATTAATATTATTGAAAAATTAAAATTAGCAGATTTAGCCGCTCTTGATGGAGCCATAAGTAATATTCGTATTTTTAAACTAGGTAGTTTAGAACATAAAATTGCACCAACAGCAGCCGCTGCTAGTAAACTAAGTGCGATACTAGAAAATAATGTTGGTGGTGGAACAATGGATCTTGTATGGGGTCCAGATATTGAATTAATAGAAAGTAAAACTACAGTACATCAGTTCCTAGGAGAAGCAAAATATACTCCGCATCTTAATAGTATTTATGCTGGTTTAGGAATTCCTCCGACACTAACAGGCACATATGGCGCTTCTGGTACAACTAATAATTTCATTTCATTAAAAACTTTGACACAAAGACTTCAATACGGAAGAAGAAAACTAATAGCGTTTTGGAAGCAAGAAATGATAGAGGTACAAAAAGCGATGGGCTTTAGATATCCAGCTAAAATAGAATTTGATAGAATGGATCTTAGTAATGAGGATGCAGAGAAAGCTCTATTAGTACAACTAGCTGATAGAAATCTTGTCTCCGATGAGATGCTACAAAGAATATTTGGATTTGATCCCGATCTTGAAAGAACACGTCTTAATAGAGAGTCAAGAGATAGAGATAGTGGTCGTATGGTTAATAAGTCTGGACCTTGGTATGATCCACAAGTTGAAGAATCTCTAAAAAAGATAGCTTTACAAAATGGTTTAGCAGCCCCAAGTCAAGTAGGACTAGAACTAGAAAAGAAAAAAAATGGAGAAAAAACTGGTCTAGAAATGAAAGCCCCACCAACTACAAACACTTCTGCACCATTGCCTGATATTCAAAAAGGTCAACCCCAACAAGGAAGACCAAAAAATTCTAAAGATAGTGAAAAAAGAAAGACCAAACAATTTGGACCAAGGACCGGAGCAAATATTCAATTGTGGGCTATAGCTACTCAGGATAAAATATCAGAAATTTTAAATCCAGTACTATTAGAATTTTATAGTAAAAAAAATATGAGAAGTTTATCTAGCACAGAATATGATGAAGCAGAAAGTGCTAAAACCAAAGTGTTCCTTTCTCTTGATCCATTAACTGTTATTAATGATGAAATAATTTTATCTAAATTAAATGATATAAATAATATTAAGATATCTCATATTTATAGCCATTATTTGGATTGGTCTAAAAATATCTCTATAGATTTAGATAAAGCCTTAACTTCAGAAGAACAAAAATACAATAAAGCCTATTTTTATAGCTTGGTGTATAATTCTGATATTGAATAATCCACATTAAGGATCATAATAATGATTGTATATAAATCTGAAGAAAATGATGGTTTATCTGAAGTATTATCAACAAAAGCTTGTGTTACATATGCTACATTAGCAGCTCCATCAGAGCCATTCAGCACAGAATCTGCTCCAGAACTAAAGGCCATTGCAAGTCTAGAAGATCAAGATCTATATTATGTTCAGTCTATTTTAGTTACTAGTTCTTGGAATAAAAATGATGATATTTTTGATAAAGTAGAAGTTTGGAATGCTAAAAATACACCAACTCACAAACCAACCAATTTAGAGCATGACGAAAATATTATTGTTGGTCATATTACAGCTAATTGGCCAATAACACAAGAAGGCATATTAATTAACGATAATACTTCTATTGATAGTTTACCAAATAAATTTCATATATTAACCGGTTCTGTTATTTATACTGGTTATAGTAATCCAGAACTAAAAAATAGAGCAGAAGAATTAATTAATGAAATTCAAAATGGGGAAAAATATGTTAGTATGGAGTGCTTTTTTAAGGGTTTTGATTATGGTTTAATAGATAAAAGCACTGGAAAGTATAATATACTACCAAGAAATGAAACAACAGCATATTTAACCAAACACTTAAGAGCTTATGGTGGACAAGGTGAGCATGAAAACTATAAGATAGGAAGAGTATTAAGAGATATAACATTCTCTGGAAAGGGATTTGTTAATAAGCCAGCTAATCCAGAAAGTATAATCTTTAATTCAGATAATTTAAAATTTGGTAAGGCTAGTATTAGTAATAGAGAAAAAAACGATAGTTTTAAAAAAATAGGTGTATCTTCAAATCAAGCAAATACTCAGGAGAATAATATTATGAGTTTAGAAAAACAAGTTGCCGAAATTTTTGAAAAAATTGAAAATATTAGTACAAATACTAATGCTTTAGTTGAAGCTAATAATACAATAGCCCAACTTAAGAATCAATTAAGCGCAGCTGAAACAGCTGTAGCCGCTAGCGATGAAAACATGCAAAAAATGAAAGCTGAATTTGATTCAGTATTAGCTGCTACAACAGAGACTCAAACAAAAGCAAATGAAGAAATAGCTGCTCAAATTGAAGCACTAAAAAATGAACTAGTAGCCTCTGAAGAAATCATTGCAGCTTATAAGAATAAAGAAGCTGAAATGATTAAAAAAGAAAAAAATATGAAAAGAATGGCATCTCTTATCGAGAAAGGTGTTGATTCAGAGTCAGCATCAGCCACTGTTGAAAAATTAGCAGACCTTACTGACGAAGCTTTCGAAGCAGTAACCAGTCTTGTAGCTCTAGCTGCTAAGCCAGTTAAGCCAGCAGAAAAGATCGAGAAAAAAGAAACCAAAGCAGAAGAACAATCTGATGTTTCAGAAGTTTTAGAAACAGCAGAAGCAACAGAAAGTATTGATCTTAGTGTTGGTGAGGATAGCGAAGAACCAGCAGTAGAAAATACTAGAGCAGCTTTAGTAGATTTTGTGTATAGTAGATTAGGCAAAAAATCAACCAATAAGGGAGAGTAAACATGGCTCTAAAACCAGACCGTATAGAAGCTTATACTGATATTTCATTTTTCTGCAATACTACAGCAGAGCGCGGTGGTATCGTTTCACACGTTACTGGCGGTAGTGGCGTTAGTATGGACGATTCAAACGCAGTAGTTGCTTATTCAGCAACTGGAAGTGGCGTTAAACCAGCCGGTCTATTACTAAATGATGTTGTTAATATTGACTTAACAAGACAACACATCAATTGGTTCAAAGACGAGGTTCAAGTTGGTGGTAAGGTAATCGTTTTACGTCAAGGTCAAGTAACAACCAACATGCTTGAGAGCGTAGCTCCAACAATTGGTCAAGATGCTTACTGTGGCGTTAGTGGTTTACTAACAAATGCTTTGCCTACCAGTGGTGTTAAGGTCGGTCGTTTCCTAAGCACCAAAGATCCTGATGGCTATGTCAAAGTTGATATCAACATAACTTAATTTTAAGGGAGAAGAAACTTATGTCCACCAATCGTTTTGAACCAACACCAGAGCTTACTGACCTATTAGTTCGTTCTGGTTCACCAAGTAGAGAAGTATCAGTAGCAGCTTGTCATGAGTTTGCTAAGGCCCTAGAGCTACCTCTTCGCAAAGGTTTGTTAAGCGGAGATATTCTAAATGGCATTTTTGAGCCAATTAAATTGGCCCCTGGTGCTACTCCAGAATTTCCACTTGACTTTTTAGCTCCAGGTTCTGAAAGAGATTTCGTAGCCTATACCATCCCAAATCACGGATATATTCCAGAGCGTCACGTTGAGAGCGATTACGTCATGGTTCCAACCTATGATATCGGCGCCTCAATCGATTATCTCTTAAAATATGCTCGTAATGCTCGTTGGGATGTTGTTGGTCGTGCTATGGAAGTTCTCGAAGGCTCATTTGTTAAGAAGATGAACGACGATGGCTGGCACACTCTATTAGCTGCTGGCGTTGATCGTAATATCGTAGTATTCGATAGCGATGCATCAGTTGGTCAGTTTACTAAGCGTCTAGTAAGTCTCATGAAGACTGTTATGCGCAGAAACGGTGGCGGTAATTCTGCTAGTAATAATCGTGGTTTACTAACAGATCTTTATGTTTCACCAGAAGCAATGGAAGATATCCGCAATTGGGGTCTTGATCAAGTTGATGAGATTACTCGTCGTGAAATTTATGTAGCTGCTGATGGTACACTAAACCGTGTATTCGGAGTAAATCTACATGATCTAGATGAACTCGGAGAAGGTCAGGAATATCAACTATTTTATAGTAATATTCTTGGTGGTACACTACCACAAAACTATAGTGGTTCAGATGACAAGGTCGAACTTGTTGTTGGTTTAGATCTTCGTAAGAGCGACAGCTTTATTATGCCAGTTCGTGAAGAAGTTCAAATTTTTGAAGATGAAACACTACATCGTCAAAAGAGAGCTGGTTATTATGGCTGGGCAGAGCAAGGCTTTGCTGTTCTAGATAATCGTAGAGTACTACTTGGCGCTCTCTGATTTTTAAAGAACATACCATCAAATAAAGAAAGGCTGGCCTCGCGCCGGCCTTTTTTTTTAGGTGTATTATACTAATAACCTGATGCTTTTTTGATTTAATGCCCATAACTCTATTAATATAGTAGGATATAATATGGCAGCAAGTAAATATGATTTTCCTATAGAACAAGGTAGTTCTTTTAAACTTAGTTTAGTTTATAAAGATTCTGATGATAATGTGGTCGATTTAACTGGTTGGTGCTCCAGATTAATCTGGGTAACTAATACTGGTACTACACAAGTATTTACAACAGAAAATGTAAATGATACTTCTTATAATTTTACAATAGATGGTACAAATGGTAAGATTATATTATTAATACCGGCCAATACCACTAATTTATTTAATTTTTTTGGCGCAAAATATGACCTAGAATTACAAAGTCCCGAAGAGCTGTATGCTGGTGGCGGTAAATATACTATTAGATTATTATATGGAGATATAGAAATAGTTAAAAGATATACCCGTTCTGGTACTGCTCTGGAGTGTCAATGAGCGATTTTATATTGCAAATTATTGAACAAAATGTCAATAAAATACAAATCGAAACTAGTATCATAGATGTAACTCCTACTAAAATAGAGATCGAGCAGTTTAATAATGTTAATGTTGATAATGCTTATATAGAGAATATAATAGACAATGTCGAAATTCAGACATATGATTCTATTAATTTACAAATTACTGATACTGGTAAAATTTTAGCGGGAGATTTACCAGATAATATTCCAATGAGTAAAATTATTGGAAATCTTCATTATACAAGAATAGATGATTTAGATAGTCATATTATAGATATTGCTGGTTCTGGTGGCGGAGGGGGAAATGGCTCCCAAGGTATACAGGGAATACAAGGAAAACAAGGTATTCAAGGAGCACAAGGGTCACAAGGTAGACAAGGAACTCAAGGATTATATGGAGTACAAGGTATTCAAGGATCTCAAGGAGGAGGAGCCCAAGGAATTCAAGGTATACAAGGTTCTCAGGGTAGACAAGGTATTCAAGGAAGTATAGGGGCCGGATTACCAGGTTCTCAAGGAATTCAAGGAATTAGAGGTAACAGTGGTATACAGGGCTCAACTGGTTCCGGCAGTCAAGGAATACAAGGCATCCAGGGTAGACAGGGAATAACAGGTAGGCAAGGAATTCAAGGGATCCAGGGAACCAATGGTGGCCAAGGTATTCAAGGAATTCAAGGAGTTCAGGGTATTCAAGGAAGTACTGGTATTGGATCTCAAGGCGTACAAGGAATAATTGGTGCTTTATCTTGGACACCAAATTTTGTTGGAAATATAAGTCAATATGCTAGTAATTCTAACTCTTTTATTAAAACCGTTAGTACCGCAACCGCACAGGTTTATTCTAGCGAAGGATATACGAACGGAGCGTTCTGTTCTGCCAAACTTTCTGCAACAGATTTTGCAGCAGCTTTTGGTTTAACTAGCGATCCTACAGCAAGCTCAGATTATTCTACAATAGATTATGCCTGGTATTTTCTTGGTAGCTATGCGCTCGTTATTGAAAATGGTGTGAGTAGTGATACTTATTTCTTTTCTTATACTTCATCAAATATTTTTTATATTACTTATGATGGTATTTATATAAGATATTGGGTAGACGGGGTTTTATATAGAACTGTTCAAAGATCAATAGGTAGTCCATTATATTTTGATGGTATTCTTTATAATCTTAATAGTAGAATAGATTCTGTTTCTTTTGGACCAATGGCTCAGTCTGGTAGTCAAGGATTACAAGGCATACAAGGCATTCAAGGTAGACAAGGAGTTCAAGGCATTCAAGGATTAGGAAGTCAGGGTATTCAAGGACTTCAAGGAAGACAAGGTGTCCAAGGTATCCAAGGTCCGCAAGGAACACAAGGCATTCAAGGCTCTCAAGGTACTCAAGGTTCACAAGGCATTCAAGGTATTCAAGGTATTCAAGGAATTACTGGCAGTCAGGGAGTACAAGGAGTTCAAGGTATTCAAGGTAGACAGGGTATCCAAGGTATTCAAGGAATTACTGGCGGTCAGGGGATACAGGGCATACAGGGAGTACAAGGTATTCAAGGTCCACAAGGCATTCAAGGAGTTCAAGGAGTTACTGGCAGTCAGGGAGTACAAGGCATTCAGGGTAGACAAGGAATTCAAGGTATATCAGGATCATTTGCTGGACAAGGTATACAAGGAATTCAAGGCTCACAAGGATTACAAGGAATTCAAGGATTATTAGGTGATCAAGGTATTCAAGGAGTTCAAGGGATAACTGGTAGCCAGGGTAGTCAAGGAATTCAAGGAATTCTTGGTAATCAAGGAATTCAAGGCATACAAGGAATAGACGGTGCTTTTGCCGGACAAGGTATACAAGGAGTTCAGGGAATTCAAGGTATTGGTTCACAGGGAATACAAGGTTCTCAAGGACTTGACGGAGCATTTGCCGGACAAGGCATTCAAGGTCCGCAAGGAGTTCAAGGACTTCAAGGAGCACAAGGTTTTATTGGTAACCAAGGAGTTCAAGGATTACAAGGAATTCAAGGAACTGATGGAAGTCAAGGACTACTTGGAAATCAAGGGACTCAGGGAATCCAAGGAGTCCAAGGAATTCTTGGTAATCAAGGCTTACAAGGAATTCAAGGAATTATTGGAGCTCAAGGCGCTCAAGGAATTCAAGGTATTCAAGGTAGACAGGGTATTCAAGGAGTTCAAGGTCCACAAGGAGTTCAAGGAATTCAAGGAAACGATGGAGCTTTTGCTGGACAAGGTATTCAAGGAATTCAAGGCAGACAAGGTATTCAAGGAATAACTGGAGGTCAGGGAGTTCAAGGTATCCAGGGGAATACTGGAAGCGCTGGAAGTCAGGGAATTCAAGGAATTCAAGGAAGACAAGGAATTCAAGGAGTACAAGGAAATGATGGAGCTTTTGCTGGACAAGGTATTCAAGGAATTCAAGGCAGACAAGGTATTCAAGGAGTTAGAGGAGCCCCAACATGGACACCGAATATTACTGGCGCAGGAACACTTACCCAGTCCTCAACTGAACCAAGTACTTTTAATCACCCCATAAATGATGGAACATGTCAAGTATATTCATCTGAAGGATACACAAGAGGAGCATTTTGTTCTGCATCTGTTACTGGTAGTTCTAATTTTGGTATTTTTGCATTTGGTTTAAATAGTGATCCAACAACAGATGTAAATATGGAAAGTATAGATTATTGTTTTTATTGTATTGTTGGCAATATAAATTCTACTACTGTTGAAATAGCAATATATGAAAATGGTACGCTTAGAACATATCCGGGCAATGTTACAAGTACTTCCACTCTTGCTATTACATATGATGGAAGTAATATTAGGTATTTAGTAAATGGTACTGTTGTAAGAACTGTTGCTAGAAGTATTGGATCGGCCCTTTATTTTGATTCAGCTTTTTACCAGATATCCACTTTAAGTTCTGTTGTTTTCGGGCCTATGGGAGAAATAGGCAGTCAGGGAATCCAAGGTATCCAAGGAATTCAGGGCATAACTGGCACTCAGGGTGCTCAAGGAATCCAAGGAGTACAAGGAAACTCTGGAAGCTCTGGAGCTCAAGGAGTTCAGGGTATTCAAGGTAGACAAGGCTTACAAGGTATTCAAGGAAATTCTGGCAGTTCTGGAAGTCAAGGCATTCAAGGTAGTTCTGGAAGCTCTGGGAACCAAGGAATTCAAGGAATTCAAGGAAGACAGGGTATTCAAGGTATACAAGGATCACAAGGAAATACTGGAACTCAAGGAATTCAAGGTATTTTTGGAGCTTTATGTTGGACACCAGTATTTAGCGGAGATGTCGCACAATCTTCTAGTAGTACAAATAGTTTTATAAAAACAGTTAGCAATGGTACAGCATCGGTTTACTCCCAAGAAGGATACACAAGAGGAGTATTTTTCTCTGCAAAACCATCTAATAATAATGTTGTAACAGCTTTTGGATTAACCAGCGATCCTACTGCAAGTGCCAATTACGACACTATAGATTATGCTTGGTATTGCTACAATAGTGGAGCTGCTGGCATATTTGAAAATGGAGTTATACCAGTTGTAGTATCCGTTTCCTATTCATCGTCAACAGTGTTCTCTATTACTTATGATGGAGCAAATATTAGATATTGGGCAGATGGTGTCCTATACAGAACGGTAGCTAGAGCAATTGGTAGTCCATTATATTTTGACTCATCAGTCTATACATTAAATACTGGTATAAATTCAGTTACTTTTGGACCTATGGGTGAAGTCGGAACTCAGGGGATTCAAGGTATTCAAGGAAGTATTGGTAGTCAAGGAGTTCAAGGAATTCAAGGAAGCTCAGGAAGTCAGGGTATTCAAGGAGTTCAAGGCAGACAAGGCTTACAGGGTATTCAAGGAAGTTCTGGCAGCGCTGGAAGTCAAGGTGTTCAAGGTATTCAGGGTAGTAGCGGAAGCATTGGAAGTCAAGGCACTCAGGGCATTCAAGGTAGCGCTGGAAGTTCGGGAAGCCAAGGTATTCAAGGTATTCAAGGTATTCAAGGAATAACGGGTAGTCAGGGTAGTCAAGGTTTACAAGGTATTCAAGGAATAATCGGAAGTCAGGGCGTTCAAGGTATTCAAGGACTTACTGGAGGTCAGGGCATACAAGGTATTCAAGGTCCACAAGGCATTCAAGGTATTCAAGGAATAACTGGAAGTCAGGGAGTTCAAGGCATTCAAGGACTTTACGGAAGTCAAGGACTACAAGGTATTCAAGGAGGTCAAGGTAGCCAAGGAATACAAGGTGTTCAAGGAACCACAGGTTTAAATGGATTAAGTACTGGAGCGAATTTTTTCTTAAGCTCTTCTGTAACACAATTTAACTCCTATAAACAACTATCAAAAACACCAAGCGGCGCAGGATCTCAAACAATATCAATAAATTTAGCCGGTCTTGAACAAAATAGATTAGTAGCATCATATATTACAGATGTTAATGAACCAAATGCATACCTTGTTCCTCCTGGTATTTGGCATTTATATAGCTATTTAACAAAACCAACACCTAATAGTAATGTTACATATTATTATACAGTTAGTAAATATCCAATTGGTGGCCCAGAAACACTACTGGTAACGTCAGATACTGTTCAAATAGGCTGGGATACTGATAATACTACTCCAGTAGAAACTAAGAGTAACGCTGTTATAGCAACTAATAGTTTAAATCTCACCGATAGAATAGTTATTAATATTTATCTGAATAATAATGATAATAATACTAGATTAACCACATTTTATACAGAAGATGCTCATTATTCTTATTTAGTAAGTACTTTTTCTACTCCGGGTGTTCAAGGCATCCAGGGCATACAAGGTATTCAAGGAATAACTGGCAGTCAGGGCGTTCAAGGCATTCAAGGTCCACAAGGCATTCAAGGTATTCAAGGAATAACTGGCAGTCAGGGCGTTCAAGGCATTCAAGGTCCACAAGGCATTCAAGGTATTCAAGGAATTACTGGCAGTCAAGGAGTACAAGGCGTTCAAGGCATTCAAGGTTCACAAGGCATTCAAGGTATTCAAGGAATAACTGGCAGTCAGGGCGTTCAAGGCATTCAAGGTCCACAAGGACTACAAGGTATTCAAGGAATAACTGGCAGTCAGGGCGTTCAAGGCATTCAAGGTTCACAAGGCATTCAAGGTATTCAAGGAATAACTGGCAGTCAAGGAGTACAAGGCGTTCAAGGCATTCAAAGTTCACAAGGCATTCAAGGTATTCAAGGAATAACTGGCAGTCAGGGAGTACAAGGTATTCAAGGTCCACAAGGCATTCAAGGTATTCAAGGAATAACTGGCAGTCAAGGAGTACAAGGCGTTCAAGGCATTCAAGGTTCACAAGGCATTCAAGGTATTCAAGGAATAACTGGCAGTCAGGGCGTTCAAGGCATTCAAGGTCCACAAGGCATTCAAGGTATTCAAGGAATAACTGGCAGTCAAGGAGTACAAGGCGTTCAAGGCATTCAAGGTTCACAAGGCATTCAAGGTATTCAAGGAATAACTGGCAGTCAGGGAATTCAAGGCATTCAAGGTTCACAAGGCATTCAAGGTATTCAAGGAATAACTGGCAGTCAGGGCGTTCAAGGCATTCAAGGTCCACAAGGACTACAAGGTATTCAAGGAATAACTGGCAGTCAAGGAGTACAAGGTATTCAAGGTCCACAAGGACTACAAGGTATTCAAGGAATTACTGGCAGTCAAGGAGTACAAGGCGTTCAAGGCATTCAAGGTTCACAAGGCATTCAAGGTATTCAAGGAATAACTGGCAGTCAGGGAGTACAAGGTATTCAAGGTCCACAAGGCATTCAAGGTATTCAAGGAATAACTGGCAGTCAAGGAGTACAAGGCGTTCAAGGCATTCAAGGTCCACAAGGACTACAAGGTATTCAAGGAATAACTGGCAGTCAGGGAATTCAAGGCATTCAAGGTCCACAAGGACTACAAGGTATTCAAGGAATAACTGGCAGTCAGGGAATTCAAGGCATTCAAGGTCCACAAGGACTAC